CGTACTCTGACGCTCTCCGGTATGCTGGCTGAAGCTATTCGCCGTATCAGCAATGAAGAATCTATCTCTGCTATGTTCGAACATTAATCGAGCCCAGCACAAAAACCCGCTGCGGCGGGGTTTTTTGTCTCCGCACCTTATTTGTATGATCAATGCCTCCTTCACCTGCCATTTAGTTGACAGATGATGCGCTCATGGATGAAACATTATTGTGAACAGATTATTTTCCTCACATGTTGATTAGAAGTGAGATAAATGAACAGGGATAAGCGAGATAATTGTGGGATTCTGTGGCTGTCCCGGGGATTTATTGGGATAGTTACTGTAAAACTATTACATACTGTGAAAAAGAAATCGGGCAGAGAAACTTCTTCATCTGCCCATAATTTTACTCGTTATCACCAAAGGAAAACAGCTGTGGTTGGCGGTGAGCCATCACTTGTTTGTGTACACGGTGAATCAGCTTCCGTAGCCCCCGTTCAGTAATGCCGTATTTCGTACTTAACTCAGCCCAGTTATTCCCCCTGAACTCTTCATAAATCTGCATATCACGCAGAGACAACTTATATGCGTAGTCACGAGGAAAGGTGAAGTTTTGCCCGCCAAAGTGAGATGCCAGAAAATCTGCCACAGCCAGCCCCAATTGTTCAGCCTGTTCGGATGATAAACCGTAATCAACGCCGGTCTCAGTAACGTGGTCGGCAACTTCAGACAGCAGTTTATGCCGCTTATGCTCCATTGGTGTTGTCATGGTGACCTCCAGAAATCACTTTGCGCCCTGCAGTTCTTCCAGAGCCTTGCGTTCGCGTGTCTGCCACTGCTTCAGTGTCTCAATCACACGGCTTGCTGCCCATGTATTGAGCCAGTCAAGGCGGCTGACGCCCGTTATGCGATGCACGTAGACATTGATTGCCCGTTCGGTGCGATCACGAATAAAACCTTCGTCAGCCATTTCCAGCCACAGAGCTCGAATTTTCTTCGACTGGTCGTCGGTGGCAGTGAGCTTTTCTTTCTTCTGGGTCCGGACCTTAAACCCGATTTTTTTCATCGCATCGAGGATCTGGTTCAGTTGCCCGATATTCATTTCTCGCGTGGATTCAATGCCAGCGTAGGTATTCAGCAACTGGCGGTAAGTATCTTCATCCATGCGCAGTTCACGCTTTGCCACATGGATGATTTTAATCAGCTGGGAACGGGTCATTTACCTGCCTCCTGAGTAACAAGGGGCGAATCCGGGGTATTGATATTGCCCGGACCATGCGCCAGGGCAAGCGCCGCAATAATGAAAACAGAGCCGATGACACCCAACATGGCCGGTACAGGGCTTAGATTATTTGCCGATAAATACCCAGCCATGATAGCGAGTAAAAGGCCAGCAATGGTTAAAATAAGTGCGCCAATAATCATAATATCTCCATCAAAGAAAATTAAAAATGAAGAAACCTGTTAAGGCAGCGGCTAAAGTTCCCAGGATTAACAACCAGAACCTTTTACGCTCCTGTGATGACTGAAACCGTGAGGCTTCAGCCATGAGCCTTTTATTCATATATGTAATCCTCTTACGGTTTATGAAAATGCTCCAAAACAGCAATGACGGTGTAATAGCCAATAAAACCGACAGCAACCCATATGACGATACAGCCAAGAGCACACAATAAAAGGACATTGCCTACGGTTAATTTCATGATTTGTACTCCAGAGAAAGAGATGAAGCCTGACCGGATACACCGTAATTTAAACGAGCTTTTAAACCTTCATTAAATCCCGCTTCCGCTGCATCCTGATCACCACGACATTTTTTGGCTTCACGCGGGGTCAGGTCGGATAAATCCTGTTCCTTCTTCAGTTTCGCCAGAAAATTAGCCATCAGTGTTTTTTCGGTTTCCGTCACTACAAATGGCACTATCGCCTGATACGCGCCTTCGGTCCATCCTTCGCAGAACTGGTCAGCACGGGCTGTTTTAGTGGAAGGCTTAATATTCTTACGCAGAGAGCTAATAAAGGTACGACGGGCTTTGACCATCTGGCGGGAAAGCACATCAAAGGCATAAGCGGCAATTTCGGGGCGCTCGTCAGGACCATAAAAAATGACGGTATTTTGCTTCTGGCCATTCATATAGTTGCGGCGGAAAGAGTAATAGCAGTTAACACCCATAGCACGGCAAATTAATTGGCCCAGAAACGTCATATAACGAGGGATGTTTTGTGCATGAGATGGCGCTCCTTTACTGGCCTTGCTGGTGATATCCATCAGATCGACGTCATTCTGGCTCAGCTTATGTTTGCGCATCAGCGCCTGCGCCTGATTCAAAGCCGTTGCTGCTTCATGAGGATTGGAGCTGCGCCGGGCCAGATTCAGGAGTTTTTTAATTTTGGCCAGATACTTTTCAGTTTCATTTGTCATTATCATCACCTGTCAGGGGTTGTAATTCAGCTGTAGGGACAAAAGCGTTATAGGAAAGCCCGCAGTGAGGGCATTTCACAATCAGGTCGATACACCACGTACCATCAAAACTTTCCATAATGGTCGCTTGCTCAAAATCCAGATCATCGACCGGGTTGTCGCAACGTTTGCATAACAGAGACATTTACTCTTCCTCCCGCCAGACTTCCCCACAAATCAATAAAGCGCCCGGTGAGCGCTCATGAATGACGTCTGCGACCAGCTCGCAGGACTGCTTATTCAGATAGATATCTTCAGTAACAGGCAGTGCGTCACAGGCATCTGTTCCGCAGGCTGATACCAGTAAAATAAAACCGGCTAATGTCAGCATAAATAGTCCTATTGATAAATCCGGCGTGCAGAATCCCACGGCACTGACGCCGGATTAAAAAGAAATGGAGAAATAAATTAAATAGCAGCGATATCTAACGGTATATTCACCAGCTTCCCGGACTTATCTTTCTCCCGGAAATTAATATAGGTTTTGGACATGGCCACCTGCAGCGATTCCGATATCGCATCCATTGCCTTAATCCAGCGCTCATCCTGAATTTTTACCCTTCGCAGGGAGAGAATACGCCCGGTGTTAAGCTGTCCCTCTTTATCAACCTGGAAAGCATCGCTCACAATAGCCCTCAGGTTAACATTGGCATCTTTCGACCATTCAGTGACGCATTCATCAAACAGGTCTTTAGCAATCTGTAGCTCCGGCCCGAACGTCAGCGTTTCCTGTACGCGAATAGTGATTTGCTCGCTACCGTCAAAGCTGCTGAATGTCACATTACCCTTTGCGCCACCGCGAGTTCTGCCATATTTCTCAGCCACAAGGTCAAGCCAGGCATAACATTCATCAAAGGCGCGACGTTTAAACTCGCTGAGTTCATCACGCTTTATCTTTGCAGCAGAAACCTGTTCCCGGACAAAACTGTCCATTGCCAGATCGTAATCAGAAATCTGACTTATTGGTACCAGTCGACCTTTACGGTCTTTCATGTATTCGTCCTGATTAATCGTCGTCATAATGTGACCTCAGTGTTTAATGTGATTTGCCGGAAGGCTGCAGATAATCAGCTGCAACCCGATATCCGCTCTGTTTCAGTTTGTTGAGAACAGATTCATTTACAACGGGCTTTAATGACTCAAGAGTCGCCAGCTCACTTTCACTCGCATCTTTTGTATTTGCGCCCGACATTTTGCAATAAATAAATCCTTCAGGTGTCAGTGCGATATAAATCTCTATCTTTATTGCCATTATATTTTCCCTTCAGTGAAGTAATGATTCTGACCAGATGACCCTGCAACCATACATCTCAACTTCCCCCTGACGATAACGTCCCTGATGGTCAATACCGGTCATGGTATAGCCTGATTTTTTCCCCCTGAAATGACTGACACATGGACTATCGCGGGAAACACGAATAACCGGCTTTCCTGAGTAAATCATGATGCTGGTGACAGGGGTATTCATTGCATTGAGTGCCGCAATGGCATTCATCAAATCAGCCAGCTGTTTATTAACGTTCGGTATTGTTTTCATTTAAACCGCCTTAATAACGTCGGCATTAACAACCGGAACACCGAGCTGTGCCGCCATATTCATGGCTGCAATCACCAGATTGCTGACCGCCAGAGGATATAACAGGCTGACAACCCCTCTGCGACCGCCGATATTGTTACTGAGACGGGCGCGGATGGCGTCGACAGCGGTATTATCCAGCACATCAGTCACCGGCTTTCCGGCACGTTCGAATTTGAACTTCAGAAAGCGCTCCAGCTCTGTGTCCAGCGGCAGCAATTCAACCACTTCGCAGCGCTGAACAACCTCACGGACCTCCTGGTTGCGTTCAGACAGTTTCATCGCCAGTTCGGGCTGGCCAATCAGCACGATGGACAGCAGTTTTTTAAAGCCATGCTCCAGTTCAAAGAAGCGTTTCAGGTGTTTCAGCGTGGGCAGTGGCAGTGAATGTGCCTCCTCAATCACCAGAACGTGGCTGTAACCGGCGTTGCTGGAGTCCTTCAGCACGCGGTGTAACTGGCGGAATCGGGCCTCCTGACTGCGTTTGACGTTCTCAAGCGGCGCTATGGTGTTAATGATGGCTTCGGCGATGCTGGCTGCTTTCAGGGTCTTGCCTTTGTTGTCGTTGTCCTCCATCGCGATGATATAGGGCTCAATGACGATGACCGGCGCATTTTCGCGGTGAATACGTTCAATCAGGTCGCGGCGCAGCGTGCTTTTTCCCGCGCCGGATTCCCCGATAACCGCCATAAATCCGCCAAAACGGGCCGTCTGATACAGTGCCTCGCGGACATAGCGAATATCCGGCGTGGTGAACACATCTTCTGAACTCTGCATGGCGTCATCCGCGAACGGGTCACGGAAAATACCGAATTGCTTTTTGGTGACTGGATTTAACACCTGTTTTGCCAGTAACATATTTTCGTCCTCTTCGTTATTTGCCTGTTGCGGGACGGAGGTACTGGCGGGTTCCGCCGTCAGTACCTCATCAAACGCCCGGGATAACTCCTCCCCGAGCCCGCGTGATGCCAGGAATGTCATAATCTTCTGCCGCACTTCTTCAGGGCGACGCTTTGGCCAGATGCCGTGGTTAATCAGCTGTGAAACGGCGGGCTGCGAAACAGCTGCTGCTGCAGCGACTTCCGTCTGTTCAATACCGTGCTGTTTCATCAGGTCTTTCAGTACCAGCATGGGTGCCTCCCGTTAATGGCCGTTAACGATACTGAGTCGTGGCGCTTTGTTCCCGGCCAGCTCCTGCGCGATGGCGTCAATATCTTCTGCCGGAACGCCTTCCGGAAAGCGACTGACCAGCTGCGCGTAGTGTTCTGGGAACCAGTTATGGCCAGCAGCCGACAGACGCTCACGCAGTAATTTAGCCGCCTCAACGTGGGATAACGGACGCTGCTCGATGCGCGGGCCACGAACCTGACTTTCCTGACCGCGTTTTGGCAGGTAGGTCGGGTGATCGTCGCGTTCAATATCGAGATATGGGTTGAAACGTCCCCCGAACGGCAGGGCTTTGCCTTTTCTCGCGGCTTCGGTTTCTTCTTTACTGGCCGTGCCGAATACGTGCTGCTCAACTTCATCAAGATGCTGCTGGGCAACGGTCTGGGGCAGCGGTTTAAAGCTCTCCCCGATAACCGGGGCATCAACAGCAAAGCCGTGTTCATCTTTCTGCACCTCGTCAACCAGGAAGAACGATTTCAGACCATCATCACCGGTCATCACCACCTGAGCCTGATCGTCCCGGTAGAGGTTGCGGGCAACCATCACGCGGTCATTCACACAGACACCCGGCACAGCAGAAACGTCGTACTGCCGCCCCCGGAAACGTACCCGGACAAAGCTGTCCACCTTGCAGCTGACCGGCGCTGACACCGCAGCTTCCCGGCAGACCTCAACAGAGGGGGCCTTGACCAGTTGCTCTTCGGTGATCAGTAACCATTTATCCGTGCGGGCCATGCCGTAACGGCTGTGAATGGCCGTGCGGTTGAACTTCATCCGCCACAGACGCGCCAGGCGGTTCAGTTCGTCGATGCTCTCCACCCGGCAGAAACGCAGACCGTGTTCGAAATCTCGTTCCAGAATGTCACGGGCCTTTTCCACCGAGCCCGTGGCCCGGGCATTGCGGGCTTTGTGCGCAATCAGCCTGATACCCAGCGCCTGGCACAGATTGCCCATCGTGGGGGACTTCAGGGCTGCGCCGGGGTCGGTAAACAGCACCTTTGGTACCCCATGCAGCACGTCAGCGCCGCCGCGTTCCTGCATCATATTGATGAGCACCGAGGTGAAGTTCTCGGTGGTTTCGCCGCCGAAGCGGTACTCAAGGTAGATCCACCCGGTAGTGTGGTCAGTCCCTTCAAAAGACCAGACGCGGTCATTGACGACTTTGGCCACGTTGGCGGGTTTGTTCTTGTTGAACTCCTTCTCATCCATGATCCGTAGCCCGGTATCACCTTTAACCCCTTTTGCCGGATTTTTGAGGTAATACAGCACGCAGATGGACGCATCCAGCTGCCAGACGTGGTTCGGGTGGCGGCTGGCCAGCTGCACTGCCGGAGCCGGTGCCCGCAACTGGTCAGGATGCAGGCGGTACTGGCGCAGGGCGCGGATAATGGCGCTGGCCGACAGCGGTACAATCTCACCGGTGGTCTCATCAAGCCTGCCGCTGACGATCAGACCGTTGTCACGCAGGCTGTTGATGGCTTTCTCCACGCTCATGGTGCGCTTGCCCGTCCCGCGAATGGTTTCCATCAGAGTGCCCGAAATGATCATCGCCTCGTCGCGGGTCAGCGCGGAGTCACCGGCGTCAGAGCGCTGTTTTCTCGGCTTCTGCAGGCGGACGGCATTCAGTTTTTTGAGCAATGTTGCACGTGACATACACAATTCCTCGCATGCGGCCTTATAAACCGCTTCTTTGTTCCCATGCCCGGCAGCGCTGGCCGCTTCGGCAATGGCAACAAGTCGCTGAGTAAGGACTGGATTCATCACCGCCCCCTCAGATACTGGTCTTGGACTCAGTATTTTTACGTAACGCCGCCGCCCGAATAATCTGGTCGACAGATTCCCGTTCTTCGAGTGTCAGCGTGGGAAAACTAACCCGGATGATCTGTTGGATTACCTGCGCGGACAAAATGCCATCACCACTTTTAATCTGCTGTACAACCTGCAGGTTGTTCGCTTCAATCTTGTCTGCTCGTCTGGCCTGCTCGGCAAACTTTCGGTTGTTCGCGTCAATCTGGGCCCACATTTCATCCAGAATCCGCCCCTGATGCCCACGCTGAATCTGGCGGATTTTGCCCTTCAGCAGACGTTCCATTGCCACCATAAAGGGTCTGGTATCTTCGGCAGTTATGGTCATCTGCAACTGGCTGTCCCGGGTGGTGATGGTGAAGCCGTTCGCCATATCGGGTACGTGGCGGCACAGGGCTGTGCCCAGTGCCTCAGGTGAGTCAATAACAGCAGTCGTTTTACGCATTGTTTTCATCCTCTTGCTGTGCTTCTTGTACCCAGTCCGGTATCACGCTGTTTTCACGGGCTTCTGGCAGACTGAACTCCTGACGCAGTTCTTCGAACTGCGCCTGCAGGTCGTCAAGTAGACCCGCCATCATGCCGGTATGGTTGATGCCGGTGCGTTCGGTGTGCTCGATTAGCGCGTTGAAACCGCTTTTGAGGTCAAAGAACGCACTGAGAACCCCGCTTTTAAAGCCGGTGATCTCTGTCTCAAGCGCCACGCCTTCTTCGTCCGGCGTCTCGGTGGTGGAACGGCGCACCAGACGGGCCTTCAGCTCCTCTTTTTCATTGCGTATCGTGCCTAGCTCTTCTTTTTTCTCAGCCAACATCTGGCGACTGATTTCAAGGTCGGTCTTCAGCTCTTCCTTCTCGCGGGCATGTTTGGAGATCATCTCTTCAGCCAGCTCAAGCAGCGCCGTTTTGTCGCCTTCTTTGGCCACTTCAATCAGGGCGCTTTTCTGGTCTTCCGGCAGGCGGCGGAACTGGCGCAGTTCGCGGTAGCCGATGCCCATTCGGGACATGGATTCTAGGGCTTCTTCGCCGAAGGCGGTTAGATTGGCAATATCTTGGTTGGCTTTCTCATCTGAAACCCCCAAGAGGCTGCAAAATTCTACCCACGTCCCTTGTAACTCCAAACCGTTTGGACCTTTCTTGCCTTTAAGCGATTGATAAAGTTTATTTTCTTTGACAAAAGACAGCTTTGAACTCCAAACCGTTTGGGAAAATTTGCCAAACGCTTCAGCCATCTGGGCCTGACCCAGTAACTGGTTCAGCAGGTCTCGTTCATCGGTCATATGACTGCTGACGACAGCCATCAGGTTCTGGGTGGCTTCCAGTTCAGGATTTAGCGCTACGTCCGGGGTTAGTTCAGCAGGTTGCGATTTGGTGCGTGCCATTTATGTCTTTCCTTAATTAGTGACTGCCAGAGACGATGCGCTGGTTCATCTCATCGATGCGCCCCTGAGCGCGGGCCATTTCATTGCTGTGAGCAAGGGCAATTTGCAGAAGCTGAACACTCAGAGCGAAACGACCGTTGTCCAGCTTCTGGGCCAACCCTTCTTCAATAAGGGTATTGAGGGCGCGGTTGATATTGGCCGGTGATTCGTCCAGTGCTTTCGCAAGTTCGCTATTGGAACGGCCTGTCAGTGAGGCCCCTTTGAGCGCCTTGAGCACCCGCAGGATGCGACCACCGGATGTGGATGTGATTACTTTGTTCATGTCACATACCTCTTTTCTATATATGAAACGCTGTTACACTTATTGCAGGTATTTCAGGCTGCAACGTTGCCGGGTTTGAGCCCCAGCTTGACGGCGATCTCGTGCGATTTGCCGTAGTTGGCTTTGGTCTGGCCATTAAGAACCCGGTAGACCTCATTCCGGGAGTAGCCATGCTCTTCAGCCCACTGGGTGAAAGTGATCCCCTGCTGGCGAAAGAGTGATTTGACTTGTTCTGCAGTCATCGTTGTCCCCTTTATTGATGCAATGATGTTTGCCTTATGTGTGTTAGATTATGGTGCAGAAAAACTCACCAGTCAATTTTAAAGTGCAGAAAAACTCACATGATCGGTTTGCGTATTAAAGAAGAAAGAGAGCGGCTAGCCCTTACACAGCAAGGGCTGGCTGATGCTATTGAAATAGCAAAGAGAACGTTGATTGATTGGGAAAAGGGAAGGACCTCACCAAATGCAGTGCAGTTATCTGCACTGTCAGGGCTAGGGGTGGATGTTTTGTACATCGTTACAGGGGTGAGGAATGCGTCGCTACCAACAGTTACGAAAGAATCTTCACTAACTAAACGTCAGTCGGCTTTGCTTGATAATTACGAGAATACCGATGAAGCAGGCAAAAAAATCATTGAGGCTACTGCCGCTGAAGTTGCGCAACAGATAGGTCTCATGAAAAGATCTGGCTAGTCTTTGAGTTAAGGACATGGATCATGGATAACGCTCGAATCCAGTATGGTTTTTTTATGGGGAATAGATTTTTTCTCCTTCTTTTAATTTTTGTTTCGACCTTGATTCTCTCCGGTTGTGACAATGCTGAAAAAGCCGGAACTAATTACGTGGCGCAACAGATGCGTGACCCAGACTCGGCAAAGTTTCGTGACGTTCAGGCAGTTACTGATTCTGCAGATCCTTATGTTCAAAATATCTGTGGTTTCGTGAATGGCAAGAACCTCTTTGGCGCTTACACTGGTGAAAAACGGTTTGTTGTTAAGGTGTTCACAGGGCCTCAAAAATCAACTTTTACTCCCCTGAGTGTCATCGTTGAAGGTGACGACGACAAATCTCGTCGGGCTACAAAGGATTCGAACAAAACAAGCCACCCGCAGACGCTTTTTGAAGAAAAATACTGGAACAAGCTCTGTGTCACCAATGAGCGTAAACCCACATATTCTGGTGTTAACTGGAAGACCCCCTTTGAACTTTGCAAAGATAAGATACTCTCTTCACTAGAAATTAAAGGGGCAGTACCAGTGGTTGAGGCTGAATCCGTTGGTCGTGATTCAATTCTTGAGTGGTATGGTGATAATGAGTTCTTTGTACCGGCATCAACATCGCATGAGATGGATTTGCATAGTGTTCGTTGTGTTGTGAACAATGATTCTGGGGAGATAAGCGAGTTTCATATATTTTAACCTGTTTCAGGTTTCCAATGATGCAACTGTTTCGGTTATGAGACCGCCTGAAATTCATAGGCCACCACTTCTGTATGGTGGCCTTTTAGTCATACTAATCAGAAATTGCAGATAACCAGTTCTCGCTTGAGTTCAGCCTTACCTGTTGTCTGCAGGTTGTAGCGGATATCAACTGTCTGAATCCGTAACCCGGCAAAGGTTTCCCTCATTTCCTCAATATCGTTCACCGATATAACCATTTTCCCGCTGATGGTTCGTGCCAACTCTGCCATGCGCTCGTATTCCTCCAGCCTGAATTCAACGCCATACCCCTCAGTTTTCAGGTACGGCGGGTCACAATAAAAAAGCGTATGAGGGCGATCGTACCGCTTAATGCAGGTAGCCCAGTCCAGATGCTCGATGGTGGTTCTGGAAAGTCGGAGGTGAGCCAGCGACAGTTCTTCTTCGATGCGCAGCAGGTTAAGGCGTGGTGCACTGGTGGTTGTGGTGCCAAAGGTGTGATCGGCCACCTTGCCGCCAAAAGCCTGTTTTTGCAGGTAGAAGAAGCGGGCCGCCCGTTGAATGTCGGTCAGTGTTTCTTCCGGGGTATCCTTCATCCAGCGGTATATCTGGCGACTGACCAGCGCCCATCTGAACTGCCTGACAAATTCATCAAGGTGATGTTTGATTACCCGATAGAGATTGATCAGCTCGCCGTGAATGTCATTGATGACCTCAACCTTGCTGGGTTCTTTCATGAAGTACAGCGCGGCTGCGCCGCAGAACGGCTCCACATAGCAGGTGTGCGACGGAAATAACGGAAGAATGTGTCTGGCCAGGCGGCGTTTTCCACCCATCCACGGTAATACCGGCAAAAACTGAGATTTCATATTCTGTAAGCCTTTTTCATTGAATGAAAATACAGTAGGCTGAATCTGTCTCGCGAGACGGACTGAGCCTCCGGTCGACTCACAGGCAAGGGCTGTGTGTTGATGGCCTGCGGGATGTTGACGCATCCCGCAGGCCGCTCTTTCTCCTCTATTGTCCGCGACAAAATCGTAAAGCTAATCTGCCCCGGGACGGAAAAACACGGAGTTAGTTTGATGGATGAACAAACGCAACAGTTGTCCGAAGCAATAAACATACTCACAGAGTTAAATAACTCCCTGCAAAAAAGAGTTCTTGTCCTTGAGGCCAATGCTGCAATTGACGAGATAGCTCACGCATGTTGCATCGCCAGCGACTCTCCCTCTGTCAGGCTCCAAAGCTGGAACCAGTGGGTGGCCAACAGGGTTGCAGAGCATGCAGTAAAAACCATCTCTACAGGAAAGCCTGAGGAGCCGCTGGTCAAACTTGTTATTGAGGTTCAGTTGAAACGTATTGAGCACTGGAGCGAACTTTTTCGTGAAGGGAATGAAGACTAACGGCAACCCCTTTTGTCTATGCCAATGGCGAGGAATTTATGAGTAAATTTGAAGAGATTTGCGCAGCGTACAAGGTATCTCAGGATAAGTTTCATGACTACCGTAACCGCTCTATGGATTTTGCTTTAAGTCTTGGACATAAATACATCCAGTATCTTGGTATCACTAGAGAGAACTTCAGGTGGGTACCTGTGCAAGATAACTCGACTGAAGAGGAAGGCTTTACCATCCAGGGGGCCATGCATCTGGATGACGATACCTATTGGCATCTGGGGTTAAAAATAAACGTTTTCACAGCACCTAATGCTTTCCCTCAGCAAAGGCTTTTGATCATCTTCAAATTTAAACAGAAAGAAAAAGATAAGTTTGAAGTAATGGTTGATGGCTACGATAAGAAACACATCATCGCAGTAGATGGGGATGCGTCCTACACAGTATTCTTCAACCACTTACAGAAAATCATCATGAGCCTTTATGAAGATGACCTGGATAACTTCCTCGCGTCCCAGCAAGAAAACAGGACTATTGGTTTCATCCAGTAGAACAGGGAAAACCAATGATGTGACGAAGTTCATACCACCGGACTTCTGATGGCATAAGGAGAGTGATGATGGACAATGAGTTGCTGATTAAAATACTGGCTAAACAAGAGGTCCTGGAACATCGGTTGAATGTGCAGGAAAAGCTCCTGCATATTCTTATTCAGGCCGTTCCGGAAGAACAACGTCAGGACCTAGAGAGCCTGGTCAAGGCATATCGGGAATTTGCATCAGCATCAGGTGATCAACAGTGCGCCAGGGGAATAGAGCTAATTCTCACCGAGGCTTTGGCTCCCGGGGCTAATATAAAAGACGCTACAAATTGTTTCCATTTTCAGGCGCAGCTTTTGAGCGATGTGCCAGAACATCAGAAGGAAGCGATGATATCTTGGCTGTCAACTGCGACCGTTGACGAGATTGTTGATGAATTTTCTCTATCTCGGAATCAATCGCTGCCTGGAGACGCTCATCCCGGCTCCCCTGACGACGAAAAAGGCGAAAAATAGCGGTTAACATATCATTCTCCGATCAAGTAATTACCTTTGGGGCTGAAGGCGACTGCCAGCTACAGCGTAACCTTTTTATAGTACCTTAAAATATTCTGCCCGGGGGCAAATTACATACCCCGAGCCCATAGCACAAAATGACTCCTGTTTATTCTGCCCTCATACAGATTACAGGAGTCACCTCATGTCATTACTTCACAAAGTCCGTCACCAGCGGCTGCGCAACTGGATCATCCTCGCTGTTGCGCTGCTGGCCGCTATCGCCGTCATTTCCCCGGAACAGCTCGGTGTCACACTGTACAAGCTATCGCTGGTTTCCATCGCCGCCATTCTCGGCTATCACCTCGACCGGGCGCTGTTCCCTTACGCCAGCCCGGGGAGCTATCTGATAGATGACTGGAAAGAGAACCTCGGCAAGCCGGTGCCGGTGAACCGCAATGAACCTGAATATCCCGTGGCAACGGGCTATGAGCTGATTTTTGCCGCCGTTCTGCTACGACGTGCACTGATTGTCGCGGCGATCTGCATCGGCGTGACGATGGGGCTCTGACGATGATCCGACTCGCGCTGACTCTCATCCTGCTTAGCCTGCTGAGTGGTTGTCACCCGGTCTTCGCGGCCAGCATTCCGGTTGAGGCCCGGCAATACCAGCGCGAGCTGACCCGCAATGCCCGCGCTGTCTGGGGGCTTAATGCCCCTGTATCCACTTTCGCTGCCCAAATCCACCAGGAATCTCAGTGGAACACCCGGGCCCGTTCACCGGTCGGGGCGCAGGGGCTGGCGCAGTTCATGCCCGCCACCGCCAGCTGGATTGCCGGTATTTATCCCGATCAACTGAAAGACCATCAGCCTTACAACCCGTCATGGTCCATGCGGGCACTGGCGCAGTACAACTGGTGGCACTGGCAGCGTATCCCGGGAACCGCAAGCGACTGTGAGCGCATGGCATTTGTGCTGTCGGCCTATAACGGCGGTCTGGGCTGGGTTCAGAAAGACCGGAAGCTGGCCAGCAGTCGCGGACTGGATGCCAGCCGTTACTGGAACCACGTCGAGAAGGTGAATGCGGGTCGTAACGCTGCCAACTTTCGCGAGAACCGGGGCTATCCCCTGAAAATCATCTACACCTGGCAACCGCTCTATCTTGCTGCGGGCTGGGGACCAGGAGAGTGCTATGACCTCGACTGACTGGGTGAAAGTCATTTCCCGCTACCTGATGTGGGGCGGGCTGATTCTGGGGACGTTCTGGTTTATCTGGCATCAGGGTTATGAACGTGGGGCTGGAGATGTACGCCTTGAGGTCGCGAATCAGAAGACTCAGCAGGCCGCCGACTCCCTGAATCAGTTTATCGACGGGGCCAGGCAACTGACGGCTGAGGCGAATAAGGCCAGTAATGCGCTTGCAGCACAGGTTGCGGCCCGTCAGACCGCAGATGAACAATCCACCCGGGAGTTAAAAGATGCACTCAAAAAAACGGCACCTCAGCGTGTTAAGTGCGTGTTTGATGACGGTGTTATGCAGTTGCTCCGGGAGGCGAGAGAACGCGCCGCAACCGCAGCAGCAGATGGTCTTTCCGGCAGAAATGACCGTGAAGTGCCCGCCCCCGGAGGAAGCGGACGATAACTCAATGGATGCCAGCGCAGTAGCCCTGAAACGGCTGTACGACCTGTACGGCATCTGCGCGGGCAGACATACCGATTTAATTCAGTACATTCAGAACCTGCAGGGGAAATAACAATGAAATTTGAGGAATTACAGTTCAGCTGGCAGGTGCTGCAGTGGGCCGTTCTTTCCGCCATCGGGATTTACAGCTGGATTGTTGGGCGCCAGTCGGCCAGCAACCGTGAACTGCTTGAGCTTCGTACCCGCCTGGCCTCCATTGAAGCGCAGGTGGCCCAGATGCCCACCCAGCGACAGGTATCCATTTTGCTGGAGAAATTATCCAGTACCGAAGCCAGTATCATCGGCATGAATAACCAGATATCGGGGATGGCCAGCCGACTGGAGACGATTAACAACTACCTGCTGAATACCAAGTGAGGGAATATGAGCTTTTCTGATTATCTGCGTACCGACATGCGTCTGGTGATCCTGCGTATCCTTTCCGAAATGCCAAGCTACAGCTCCAACAGTTCTGTTATCTGGTCGGTACTGACGCGCTATGGCCATTCACCGAGTCGCGATCAGGTGAAGTCTGAACTGCGCTGGCTTGAAGAACAAGGACTGGTGACGGTTGAAGATATCGAGACAGTTCTGGTCGCCCGGCTGAGCGAGCGCGGTGCTGATGTTGCCACCGGTCGCGCGGTCGTACCTGGGGTGAAACGTCCCGGTGCGGGAGGCTGATATGGGGAGAAAGTCCACAATTCACCGTCTGGAACCTGATGTCCGCGCCCATATCGAACGTCGTCTGCGGGAAGATCGTATGACGCTGGATGAGCTGCTGGCCGATATCAATGAGCACTTCCCGGGCGAGAACGCGCCCAGTCGCAGTGCGCTGGGGCGCTACAAACAGAACTTTGGCCTGCTGGTTGACAGGATGCGCCAGCAGGACCAGATGGCCCGTCTGCTGGTCAGCGAACTGGGAGAGAATCCGGACGAACGCGCTGGTGCCCTGATGGTTCAGGCTGTCACCACGCTAACCACCCACGCTGCCTTTACCGCTCAGCAGGAAGAAGATCCTGATATCGACACAGTGCGTCACCTTGCCAGGGCAGCAAAAGATGTCCTGCAGTCGCGTAAGGCCAGTCTCGATGAGCGTCGCGAGATTGAGCGAACCGCCCGGGAGCGCCTGCTGCGCGAGCAGGAAGAGAATCTGAAAGAGACTGCCCGAGCGCAGGGGTTAAGCGAAGACCAGGTGCAGTTCTGGCGTGAGCGCGTGCTGGGGATCAAGTGATGAAACCATTAGCGTCCACTATCCGCACCGTTGAATGGGATGAGCTTCCGGCGCGGGCCCGGGAAATCCCATTTGGCTTCAACCCGTTTGCCGAAGGCGTTCTTATGGCCCACCAGGTGGAGTGCCTCAAATTTGATGTATCCATTCTGGCTATCCCCAAAGGACGACGCACCGGTATCACCTTCGCATGGGGGTTGAATTCCACTCTGATAGCAGGTGCCCAGAAAGTGGCTGGCGGTGATAACGTCTATTACATCGGCGATACCAAAGAGAAAGGTCTGGAGTTCATTGGCTATGTGGCCAAGTTCGCCCGCGTCATCGCGGCCCAGCAGGCGCAGGATGTCTCGTCGATTGAAGAGTTCCTCTTTGAAGACCAGGACGAACAGGGCAATACCCGGATGATTGCGGCCTATCGTGTTCGCTTCGCCAGCGGGTTCCAGGTGGCAGCGCTCTCATCCCGCCCGGCCAACATCCGTGGTCTGCAGGGCGTGGTGGTTATCGACGAAGCGGCATTCCACCAGGATGTGCAGGGTGTACTGGATGCAGCGACCGCACTGCTTATCTGGGGTGGTCGTATCGTTATCATCAGTTCCCATAACGGTAAGAACAACCCGTTCTGTCAGTTCTGTAACGATATTGAGGCTGGCCGCTATGGCGATGACGCCGCGGTATTTACCGTGACCTTTGATGATGCTGTCGCCAATGGCCTGTTTGAGCGGGTCTGCGCCATGAAAGGCGAAGCGGCGACCGTCGAGGGGAAAAAGACCTGGTACAACCGCATCCGTAACGCCTATGGCCCGCGTAAAGCGGCGATGCGTGAGGAGCTGGACGCGATCCCGCGCGACGGTAATGGCATTTGTATTCCCGGCGTCTGGATCGAGCGGGCCATGCCGGAGGAACGGCCCGTCATCCGTCTCGCGCTGGATGATGACTTTATCCATATGACAGAGGCAGAACGTGCCGCATGGGGTAACGACTGGATTGATAAGGAACTGCGCCCGGTGATGGCGGAGACCCTGAATCCGGAGCTGCGTCACGTGTTTGGTATGGACTTCGCCCGCCACCGTCACTTTTCCTCCATCGTACCGATGGCCATCATGCAGAACCTGTGTCGCGACGTTCCGTTCCTGCTGGAGCTGAACAACGTGCCCTCAGCGCTGCAGCAGCAGATCCTGTTCTGGCTTATCGAGCATCTTCCCCGCCAGTCAGGCGGTGCGATGGATGCCACCGGGCCGGGGATGGTACTGGCCGAGTATACCGCTGACCGCTATGGTCGCCCGCGTATCGCGGAGATTAGCCTGAACCGCAAGTGGTACGGCTTCTGGATGCCGAAATTCACCGGCCTGTTTGAGGACAGCATGATCATCCTGCCGCGCGATGAGAACACCGCGCAGGACCTGCGGGCAGTGGAAAACATCGATGGCGTGCCGATGGTGGCCAGCCTGGAGAAAAAAGACCTCAAAGACCCCGAACTGGTGCGTCACGGCGATACGGCGATTGCCGGTTGTCTGGCGAACTATGCCGCACTGAATCTGGCCACAGAGATCGCGTTTGAATCCACCGGTGAGCGCGATATTTTCCGCGTGCTGTCAGGCTTCGGCGACAGCAGCAGTGCCGGGGAATTCACTGACACCGGATTCGGTACCGTGCGTGGCATTAATGACTTTGGAGGATTCCTGTGAGTCGCAAAAAACAAAAAAGACAAATGCCATCAAAACCCTCATCCACACCGCGTCCTGAACTGGGGCGCGAGTTTGCCTCGACCGGTGACGGGCGCGATATCACCCGCCCGTGGATTGGTGCGCTGGCATTATCCGATGACAGCGTACTGCAGCATCGCGGCGCACCTGACCTGAAGATTTACCGCGAGGTACTGAGCGACGATGAGGTCAAGTCGGCCTTCAGCCAGCGTCAGGATGCACTGATATCCCGCGAAATTAAGGTCGAGGCCGGTGGCGAGCGCCCGGTGGATATTGAGGCGGCAGACGCCATGCGCCAGCAGATAGACGCGCTGGGCTTCGACCGCATCACCCGTCTGATGCACTATGGCGTGTTCTATGGCTATGCGGTGTCAGAGCTGATTTATGGTGTCCGGGATAATTTATTGTGGATTGACGACATTAAGGTCCGCGACCGTCGCCGCTTCCGTTTCAGCCCGAAAGGTGAACTGCGCCTGCTGACCCCACAGAACATGATGGCCGGTGAGCCCTGCGAGGGGCCGTATTTCTGGTCATTTTCCACCGGCGCAGATCATGATGATGAACCCTACGGTCTGGGGCTGGCGCACTGGCTGTACTGGCCGACGTTCTTCAAGCGCAACGATATCAAGTTCTGGCTGATTTTCCTGGACAAGTTCGGGATGCCGACCGTCGCCGGGAAACACCCCGAAGGGGCCACGCCTGAGCAGAAACGTAACCTGCTGGCACTGACCCGGGCCATTTCGACCGACAGTGGCGTCATTATGCCCGAGGGGATGACCGTCGAACTGATGTCTGCTGCCCGTTCCGGTGCCGCTGACTATCAGGCTATGTACAACGCGATGAATGAGGCCATCCGCCGCGTGACGGTGGGGCAGATATCCAGCTCAGGTGGCGCGGCAAAAGGTATCGGCGGTAACGAGTCCCTGCAGGACAAGGTGCTGGACTCCATCGTCAAGGCCGATGCGGATGTTATCTGCGAGTCCTGGAACCGTGGTCCGGGCAAATGGTTTACCGAATTTAACTTCCCCGATGCCGCAGTGCCGGTGGTGTCCCGCGTCTTCGAAGAGGTGGAAGACCTGAAGGATCGGGCTGAGCGCGACAAAACCATCAGCGAGACCACCGGCTATCGTCCGACGCTGGCCACCATTAAAGAGACCTATGGCGGCGAGTGGGAGCAGAAGCCTGAGCCGATATCATCCGCCCCCCGCGCCGCTGCGCCGTCGTCATTTGCGGAGCATGACCCGGACCATAACGAGACCGCCTCGCTGATGGCCGGTCGCCTCAATACCGAACTGCGCCCGGTCATGGACGGCTGGATCAACCAGATTAAAGCGCTGGTTGACTCTGCTGAGACCGCCGACGAGCTGCGCGACGGTCTGACGGAACTGATACCCGATATGTCGCTTGATGACTATGCCCGTATTCTGGGCGAAGCCATGTCCGCTGCTGCCCTGGCAGGACGCAACGATCTGCTGGAGGAAATGAATGGCCGGTAACGTCAGCTATGGCTCGCTGCCGTTCAGCGAGCAGATCGCCTTCTTCCGTCGCAAGTTCAGTACGAAGACCGATGCCTGGACAGACGTCTATGGCTCCGCGCACGATAATGAGTTTATGGTTGCCGGAGCCAACCGGGATGCCCTGCTGGCAGACCTGCGTACCGCAGTCGAGAAAAGTCTTGACGGTGGTACGCTGGAAACCTTCCGTAAGGACTTCGCGGCCATCGTTGCCCGTTATGGCTGGAGTTATAACGGCGGCTTTGAGTGGCGCTCCCGCACCATTTACGAGACGAACCTGCGCAGCGCTTACATGGCCGGTCGCTACCAGCAGCTGATGGACATGCGCGATACCCATCCGTACTGGGAGTATGTCCACAGCGATGTGGTTGAGCATCCGCGCCAGGACCATCTGGGCTGGAACGGTATGGTGCTGCGGGCGGATGACCCGTGGTGGATTTACCACTTCCCGATCAATGCCTGGGGCTGTCAGTGTAGTGTGATTGCCCGCACCGAAGATGACCTGCGACGCATGGGCAAAGACGGTCCGGATACTGCGCCCCCGATTAAATTCATGGCACGCGTGATTGGTCAGCGCAGCCCGGGTGGTCCAAGGACCGTTATTGTGCCGGAAGGGATTGACCCGGGGTTTGAGCATACCCCAGGCCGCAGCCGGTATTTCAGCGAGGTACCGCCGCCCCGAGGCGGCAGTCCGGTCGGAGACGGTCCGTTCACGCCGGTAGCAGAAGCCCCGGCCAAACCTGCGCCACTGCCTGCTCCGCACCCGGCTCCGGTGCCTGAAGGCGAGACCGACCCGGTGGATGCCTTCCTGCAGCTGTTCGGCGCGACCGCTGATCGTGATGCGGCGTTCCGGGACCCGACCGGCCAGCGCATTGCGATTGGCAGCGACATGTTCGCGTCGCCGGAGGGCCAGGGTCAGATACCGCTGACACTGGCGCAGGCATTGCAGCTGGCCGAGGCTGTCCGTCACCCCGATGAAATCTGGGCGCAGATTGTCTGGTTGCCGGAAGAACAGCAGTCGCTGGTGAGGCGCTATTACCTGGCACGCCTGCAGCAGGAAGGTGAAGCGGACCCACTGTCGGTGGTATTCGCGACCGGGCGCGATGGCTGGGCCGGGAATATTTCAACTGACGATACGCTGCTGCAGTCGCTGCGACAGGGTATCAGCCTGTGGTCGCGGGAGGACTGACGATGTCGGGTGTGACGCTGACGTTTGATGCTCAGGATGCGCTGAGCCGACTCTGGGATGCCCGGACCGAAATGATGCACCCGGCACCGCTGCTGCGCTCAATGGGAGAGCGCCTGCTGGCGTTTCACCAGCAGCGTTTCACGGAGCAGATATCGCCGGAGGGAGTACCGTGGCAGGAACTGTCGGCCCGGTACCAGAAGCGTAAGCGGAAAAACGCGGACAAGATTCTGACCCGCGACGGTTATCTGCGTAACACTCTGCGCTGGCAGGTGAATGCCGATGAGCTGCTGTTCGGTACGAACCGGGTCTATGGTGCCATTCACCAGTTTGGCGGGACCATCGAAATCGCCGCCCGCAGTCAGCAGGCGTATTACCGGCAGAAGAAAAACGGCAAGGTTGCCAGTCAGTTCGTCCGTAAGTCGAAATCAAACTACTCACAGTGGCACACCATTCCTGCCTATAAAATCACGATCCCCGCCAGAGAGTGGCTGGGTGTGTCAAAATCAGAGGGAGAAACGCTTATCGATATGGCGAAAAACTACCTGCAGGGGGCGTTTAACTGATGTCGCCGTCAGACGCCCTGTAACGCGTTCTGGTGGTCGACTGGCTACGATGACGCAATCCACGCTGGCGACCCGTATTATAATACGTTTTAATACGGTTCCCGGCCCTTTTCCTCCCCCGCGCTGGCCCTCAGTTTTACCTTCCGTCCCGTTTTTATCTGTCCGTGGGCAGATTACCCCCTGAGCACGTTTCGTCATGATGTCGCCATAACCCCTGACAACCAGAATGACGACAGCCATGACGACGAGCACAGCAAAAGCAACACTTGCGGTTTTTGCCCCCGGCACCCACACCGCGATGGATGGCCGGACCATCACGTTCACCCCCGAAGACTGTATTGACCTGGCCAACAGCTACGACCCTTCAGTATCGGAAGCGCCGTTTGTCATCGGGCACCCGAGCCTGACCGCTCCGGCGTATGGCTGGGCGGAACGCCTTGAATACCGTGACGGCATCGTCTATGCCGCACCGCGTCAGGTGAATCCGGCCTTTGCGGAAGCCTTCAACGCGGGCAGCTACAAAAAACGCTCCCTCTCTATTTATCAGCCTGACAGCCCCGGCAACCCGAAACCCGGTCATTTCTATGCCCGCCACGTGGGTTTTCTGGGAGCTGTCCCTCCTGGCGTCAAAGGACTCCCTGATGCGCAGTTCGCAGAGGCCAGCGGCGATAACGGCCCGCTGGAGTTCGCGTTGCCGTGGGAAGCCGACAATCTGGCCAGCCTGTTTCAGTCGATTCGCGACTGGGTGATTCAGGAAACAACTATCGAACAGGCCGATTCCATCATTCCTCAGTGGCGTATCCAGTCGATTCTGGACTCGGCCACCGATGAACGTAAGTCAATCTCACCACTGGCATATGCCGAGGAGACCAATGTGGACCCGAACAAAAAGACCCCCAGTACGGCGACGGATTTCGCCGAGCGTGAAGCCGCGCTGGCAGCACGTGAAGCCAAACTGGCTGCAGACGAGGAAGTTGCCCGTACCCGACAACTGGAGGAAAAACGCACTGCCACCGTGGCGTTTGCAGATGGTCTGGTTAAGGGCGGTAGCATTCTTCCGCGCCAGAAAACAGCCATTGTCGAAGTGCTGATGAACCTGTCCCAGGAGCCGCTCTCTTTCTCTGAAGGGGAGACGACTATCAGTCAGTCACCGGAGGCACTGCTACGCGAGATCCTCAGCACTAAACCTGCCGTCATGAATTTCAGCGAAAAAACCGGCACGACGGATGATCCTGTCGATTTTGCTGATGCTTCCGCGCTGGCCACTGCCGCACAGAACTATCAGGCAGAGCAGGCTAAACAGGGGCGCACCATCTCCATGACGGACGCCGTTAACCACGTGAAGAAAGGAGCCCAGCAATGAATATTCCGGGTCTGATCACCTGCCATAAGGCAGAAGTGGCACTGGCTGCGCGTCGTATGGTCACGCATGGCACGGTGCCGGACGAAATCACTCTGGCCGTCGATGGCAGCAAACTGATTATCGGTGTCACCACCCTCGTTGCTGCCAGCGTCGGGGAACCCGCTGATGTGGTCCGCAGCCAGCTGACCCCGGTTATCTATGGCAGTGATGTTGTCGCCGGTGACCCGCTGACGGCTGATGCTGATGGTCGTGCCGTTCCGGCCACTGCGGGTCAGTTCTATCTCGGCTTTGCGGAGTATGACGGTGCCGAAGACGATCTCGGCTCTGTCTGGATTGCACCGGGTCAACTAGCCGCTGCTGCAGCCGGTGGCGGTTGACAGCAGCTCCCCGGGTAACAACAGAATTTTTCATCTTATTTTTCCGGAGTAATTCAGAATGGCCAAAGCACCGTTTCCGATTGACCCCCACCTGACGGCGATTGCCATCGGGTACCGTAACCTCTCCCTGATTGCCGACAGCGTATTACCGCGCGTGCCGGTGGGGAAAGCCGAATTTAAATGGTGGAAGTTCGATCTCGGTCAGGGCTTCACCGTACCGACCACCACCGTCGGACGGACGTCACAACCCAATCAGATTGAGTTTGATGCAGAGGATGAGACCTCCTCGACCAACGACTACGCCCTTGATGCACCGGTTCCGCAATCCGATATCGATAACGCTCCAGCCAATTACGATCCGCTGGGCCGTGCGACCGAGCGCGTGTCCGATATCATCATGCTCGACCGCGAAGTCCGCACCAGCAAAGCGGTGTTTAACGCAGCCAATTATCCCGTGGGTAATAAAGAAAACCTGGCTGCTGCTGACCAGTGGGACAACGACGCCAGCAAGCCAATCAGGAAGATTGTCACTGCGCTCGACAAGATGATCATGCGTCCGAACGTGGCAGTACTGGGACGCTCTACGGCAACAGCCCTGCGTCAGAACCCGTCGGTCGTGAAAGCCTATAACGGCACGCTGGGTGAAGATGGTCTGGTACCGCTGGACTTCCTTCGCGGCCTGCTGGAACTCGACGAAATCGTCGTTGGTTCGGCGTTCGTCAATATCGCCCGACCGGGCCAGAAGCCGGTGCTGGTACGTGCCTGGGCCAACCATGCCGCCTTTATCTACCGTAATCTGCTGGCCGATACCCAGGGTGGCGTGACCTTCGGCTTTACCGCGCAGTTTGGCTCACGTGTCTCCGGCTCCATTCCTGATCCGGACATGGGGATGCGCGGTGGCCAGCGCGTCCGTGTCGGTGAGTCCGTGCGTGAGCTGATTGTGGCTCAGGACTGTGGCTACTTCTTCCAGAATGCCGTATCGGCATAAGCGGAGGCGAGTGATGGCCGTGACCTGGTATATCTCCCTTGCTGAACTGGCTGACCGCCCGGGTGCGGTCGAACTGTCTCAGGTGACTCAGCTTCCGGGCAAGCCTCCGGCCCGACCGGAGCTGCTGGATGCGGTGTTGCGTGGGGAAGAGACCACGTCATGGCCTCCTGCTGAAGTGGCGGTGGCCCTTGAGGTGGTGGAACGCATTGGCGGTGCGGTGGAAGAAGCCCAGAACCTGATTGACGGCTATCTGCGCCAGCGTGGTTACACCCTGCCGCTGGTGAAGGTCCACCCGATCCTGAGTAGCTGGGGCCGCTCCGTCGTGCGCTACAAGCTGCATCAGCATCGTATTTCTGATGAACGGACAGACCCGATTGTCCGTGATTACCGCGATGCGATGAAGCTGATGGAGCAGCTGGCCAACGGCAAATTCAGCCTCGGCGCAACCGATACGCAGAAACCCGCTGGCGGTCCGCCGATGGTGGATGGCCCCGGTCGCACGTTCAGCATGGACTCACTGAGGGATTTCGGAAAATGAGCAGCGAACCGTTTTCCATCAGCCTGATCGTCGAGCGCCTCCAGCCACTGACGCCGGAGCCGCTGAGCTTTCTCGGCACCATAGTCGAATACAGCCAGGTGACGGAACTGTCAGGATTTGCGGTCCCCGGCGCGTATGTCCTGATGGGGCCTGAGCGCGGTGTCCCGGGGAACGGAAGCCGGGCACAGGTTGTCGAGGCGGTCTTCGGTGTGGCCGTTGCCGTGCGCAACTATGGGCAGGGGGCCGACGGTCTGACCCATGAAATCAGCCCGCTGATTGGCCAGATTCGTGAGCAACTGATTGGCTGGGTGCCCGGCAAGCTTGCAACCACCGGTATCCAGTGGCTCAAGGGCGACATTCTGGACTATGACGGCGGCACACTGCTCTGGATGGATACCTTCCAGGTCAATCATGTTATCGGAGGCAGACGATGCCCGACGTAAAACTCCTGCAGCCGCATACCCATAAGGGTAAGCGCTTTGCAGCCGGTGAAACCATCACCGTGACCGAAGCCGAAGAAGTCTGGCTCCGGGACCATCAACTTATCGGGGTTGCCACTCCGGTCGTCAGCGACACTCAGGGCAACCGTGGCAAAAGCAAACAACAGGAGCCGGAAGACAATGGCACAGCTTGAAACCTACTACTACGGCCAGGGGAAAGTGTTTCTGGCCCGTCGTCTGGCTAACGGGAAGCCCGGTGCATTCCGCTGGGTTGGCGATGTGTCGGCCTTATCGCTGGCGCTGACGGTTGAGCGTCTTAACCACAAAGAGAGTTATTCCGGACGCCGGGGCACGGTGCGCAGCTTTGTCACCAATCAGGACGGTACGCTGACGTCAACGTGGCACGATCTGGCCCCGGAGAATCTGGCCGTGGTGCTGTACGGCGAGCAGGTTGTGATCCCCGCAGGCACCATCACCGGCGAACTTCTTCCGGCAGGTATTACGGCGGGTGAACGCTACATTCTGGACCATCAGCGCGTCAGTGATGTGGTTATCGGTACTCTGGTGGAAGGGACCGACTACGAAGTGGATTACACCTACGGGGCGATCACCTTCCTGACCGCTCAGGCAACGGCACCGTCCGTGAATTATGAGTATGCAGGTTCGGTCAATACCACGCTGTTCACACAGCAGCCGGAAGATTTTTACCTGCGTTTTGAGGGGATCAACCTTGCCGAAGGCGGTGCGGCGAAGATTCTGGAGCTTTACAAAATCTCCTTCTCCCCGGCCTCTGCGTTGGCGCTGATTCAGGGTGACACTTCGCTTGCCGGGCTGGAGACCACCTCCACCGTACTGTACGACAATGCCCGCCCGGACGACCCGACCATCGGTCGCTTTGGCCGCGTCATTGATGTTGCGGAGCCTGTCGCATGAGCAAGCAGAAACCCGCCGATACTGAAGACGAGCTGAGCGTGCTGCTCTCGACCCGCAATATCACCATTGCGGGCCGGGGGCTGGTTATCCGCGAATACACCCTGATGGACATGCTGCAGTTGGGCGACAAGCTTGATGCGCTCACCCACAGTCTTGCAGAAGTCATGCAGACACCGTGGCCACCGCTGGAAGAGGTTGAAGCCGTGCTGCGAAAGCACGCCGGTGATATCCCGGAACTCATTGCCTGTACCGTAGAACAACCTATCCCGTGGGTGGCGCTGCTGCCCGCCGGTGAGGGGCAGACTCTGATGGACTGGTGGTGGACCCAGAACCGCCGTTTTTTTATGAACGCTGTCGTCCGGCTGGAAACCATCAGGACAACACGGGCGAAATTGTCGGCTTCGGCAGCATCTTCGCAACCCTCATCCGGGCCGGACACGACCCGGGCAGGCTCGGAACCTACACCCTCCGCCAGTTGACGCTGTATTACAGCGAAGCGCTACGGCAACACCGGCAGGCGTGCATTGACCGCGTATTTGACGTCAATGCCGCATTTGCCGGTGGCAATACCGCCACTCAGCGGGTGAATGCCCTGAAATCCTGATCGGGGCTTTTTCTTCCTTTATATACAGGTGCGTCATGGCCGATAACTCCACCCTCAATTTAATGCTGAAAATCCGCGCCGACCTCGCGGATGCCAGCCGTGCCCTGCAGGGGCTGGCCGGAGATGTGGAAGACGTTGGCTCTGCAGCAACAACCAGCTCACAGAAACTCAGTACCACTGCCCGGGCGCAGGACAGCGTCGCCGAATCAGCCCGTAGCCACGCTCAGGAAGAGCAGCGTGCCGCCGCCGCTGCGTCACAGACCGGTGATGCCGTTCAGCAGGCGGCGACAGATTATGCCGGTTATCAGGCAGCTATTGCCCGCACCCGGGCCGAGATGGGCTCGTTCCAGAATGGTATGGACGGCACCACGGCAGATATTGATGCCCAGCGGGCTGCGCTGACCGCCCTGGTCAACCGTATCGACCCGGTGGTCGCTGCCTATGGCCGACTGGATGACATGCAGGAGCAGCTGAGCACATTTCGTGGCGCGGGTCTTGTCGGTGATGATGATTTCGAACAGTACTCCTCACGCCTGAACGAACTGCGCCTGCAGGTGGAAAAATCCGCTCATGCCGCGACCGATGCTGGCCGTAAGGAAGCGGCTGCAGCCCGGGAAGCTGCACAGGCTGAAGCGCAGGCTGCGGCCACCAAAGAACAGTTCATCAACCGGCTGCGCGAGCAGGCCGAGACCATGAACCTGACCACCGCCGAGCTACTGCAGTACAAAGCGGCACAACTGGGTATTTCGGCGGAAGCTGCACCGTTTATCCAGAAGATTACCGACCAGAGCGCCGCCATGAGTAAAGGCGGTATCAGCGCCGGTCAGTATGCGCAGGCCATGCGCTATCTGCCGATGCAGATAACCGACGTCGTCACCTCGCTGGCCAGCGGGATGCCGGTCTGGCTCGTGGCCATTCAGCAAGGCGGGCAAATCAAGGACTCGTTTGGCGGCGTGGGCAACACCTTTAAAGCGCTTCTGAGTATCATCACCCCCGCCCGTTTAGCGATGGGAGGGATGGTTGGTATTGTTGCTGCAGCGGGCATTGCGGCTGTTTCGGCGATGAATGACCAGGATGAATTCAACCGCTCGATCCAGAAAACCGGCAACTATGCCAGTGTGACCTCCGGCGAACTGGAGCAGATGGCCCTGCAGGGTGGTCAGTTGCGCGGTAATTACAGCCAGGTCCGCGATATCCTGAATGGTCTGGTCAGCAGTGGCCGGTTTACCGGTGAAACGCTGAACTCCGTCGCGCAAGCTGCCTCTCTGATGGCCGAGCTGTCCGGCGACTCTGCGGACCAGGTGGTGTCGAACTTCCTGAAAATGAGCGACAGCGCAACGTCATGGGCTGCCAACACCAACCAGCAGTACCATTTTCTGGATCTGGAAACCTATCAACGTATCCAGAGTCTGGAAGACCAGGGGCGAAAAGAAGAAGCGATTGAGCTGGCCTCTCAGGCGTTCAAGAAGGCCAGCGAAGAACGACTTCGCACAATGGAGCAACAGCTCAACCGGGCGGCGAGAGCATGGAATAATGTGAAAATTGCGGCCACTGGTGCATGGGAATCGTTTAAAGATAAAGCCGGTGGTGCACTTGGGCTGGATACTCCGGCTGACGAGCTGACAGTTAAAATTAAGGAATTAGAAGCCAAAATTGCAGCTGCTGGTAGCGATACAGAGGTTGCCATGCAGCCTCGTGAATACCAGGAGTCAGTGAAGCGATACAAAGAGGATCTGGCTGCACTCAAGGAAAAGCAACAGGCTGAAGAAAAAGCCATAGCCGCCGAAGCAAAGCGCAAACAAACCGATGCCGAGAGCATTGCTGCAGCCGAGAAACTCCAGAAACTCTGGAAAGGCAATCGTTCAGAGGTGGAAAAAGAAGCCGACGCGGTAGAGGAAATTCGTAAGAACTATGAAACGTTGTGGAAGAGCGCTGGCGGTCGGGACATGCTTCAGTCCCGAGGCGTCACGTCCACCGACGGTAAAAACTTCTCTGGCGGGCAGTGGGATACCGATACCAAAGCACTGGATAAATCTGGCCAGAAGGTCGAACAGTACAACAAACAACTGCAGCAGACGCTGAACCAGAAAAAAGCCATCACCGAACTGGATCGGGTCGAGGCGGAAATCCGCAATGGTTCCCTCTCCGAAGCGACTAAAGCCCAGCAGAATGAAGCCCGGGCGCTGGCTAAAAAAATTGATGCCGCCAATGAGGCCAACAAAGCGACAAAAGAAGCACAGTCGCAGGCGAAACAGCAGGAAACATCCAATAAGAACTTCGTCAAACAGCTTGAAGACCAGGCATCAAAACGTACCCAGGGGGCTGCGGCCACCCGCGCACAGGAAATAGCGACCCGGAACCTGACCGCCGAACAGCGCCGCCAGGCCGAAGCGGCGAACGCTGCCATCACCGCCCAGGAGTTCAAGGGCCAGAACCTCCAGCTGCAGCTGGAATACATGCGCGATACCGGCGACACCGCTGGCGCATCGATGCTGGAGCTGCGTAATCGCGTTTCCGATCTGCGCCGTGAGTTTGAAGCCAGCGGGAACACGCAGGGGCTGAACTGGCTCGACAAACTGCTGCCGGTCGCCGAAACCAAAATCCGCGTCGATGACCTCAAAAAACAGCTGGATGATCTGTTCACGTACCAGTCACAGCAGGAAACCAGCATTCAGGCACAGGTCCAGGGCGGTCTGCTCAGCGAAATTCAGGGGCGGCAGCGCCTCGTCCAGCTTCACCAGGAAGTTGGCGACAAAATCAAGGGCTACCTCCCGCAGCTGAAAGAGATGGCCACCGCACCCGGTGAAGCCGGTGACAAAATCCGGGAGATGATCCGCCAGCTCGAGGAAGAACTCGGCAAGCTGAATCAGGCGGGGAATGAGCTGACTCAGGCATTCCGCGACGGTCTGCAGAGCGGTATCGAAAGTTCCCTGATGGGGCTGGCCAAAGGCACCATGAATCTGCGCGATGCGGTGAAAAACCTTGCTCTCACCATCATTAACAGCATGGCGCAGCTGGCCGCACAGCAGCTGGCGCAGATGGCCACCTCCAGCCTTATCGGGAGCAGCGGCGGTATCGGCGGTCTTCTTGGCAGTGTGTTTGCGGCTGATGGCGGTCAGGTTCGCGGTCCGGGCAGCACCACCTCGGATTCCATCCCGGCGATGCTCTCCGACAAGGAGTTTGTGACCCGCGCCGCTGTGGTTCAGCAGCCCGGTGCGCTGGACTTTCTGCACGCGTTCAACCGCCACGGTATGGCGGCGGTCGAGGGCTGGCTCCCGCGCGTCCGCCATGCCACCGGTGGACTGGCGGGCATCCCCGCGCAGAATATGCCGGTCCCGGCCTCAGTGCCTGAAACCGCGATGGCCACACCCGCCGCTGCGTCGCAGCAGCCCATCAGCCTGCAGCAGCAACTGGTGCTAGACCCGTCCGAGGTTTATACCGCCGGAGCGCAGACGCTGGCTGGCCAGCGCCAGTTCACCACGTCGCTCAAGGCGCAGGTGCCGACCCTGAAACAATGGCTGGGGCTGAATAAATGACGACGTTATTTCCCTGGCTGGCTGACCCCGACTGGTCCCGTGGCGTGACTGAGACGCTGGAGTGGAAGACTGATGTGCTGCAGTCGCCAACCGGCGCTGAGCAGCGGATTTCCCGTCGACTTTCACCGCGCCGGACGTTCGAGTTCACGGCAATGCTGTATGACACCGCCCGCCAGCGCTTCGAACATATGCTCTGGCAGGGCTGCGCGGGTAACTGGGCCATGCCGGTTTATCCGGATGTTTATGCGCTGCCGGCAGCGGTGTCCAGTGGCGCGACAGTGCTCTCCATTCCGACCGCCGGGCGTGACTTTACCGTCGGTGGAACGGTGTTGCTGAAAACCGATGAGTCCCCTGATGCAACCAGCCGGATGACCACCATTGCCGGTATAACCGGGGATACCCTGCAGCTGGGCTCCCCACTGACAGACAGCTGGCCTGCGGGCTCGCTGGTGTATCCGGTGCGTCCGGCAGTGCTGACAGAGCCGCCGTCGCTGTCCCGCCTCACTGATATCGTGACGACCGCGCAGGTGCGCTTCCGCATCGCAGAGCACAATCCCTTCAGCGATGCGCCGGTGCTCACACTGTACCGTGGCCACCCGGTACTTGAGTCCGAAACCGACTGGGGTGAGTCGGTCAGCAGCAGCTATCAGCCGCTGATCCGTGAGCTGGATAACGGCAGCAGCGTGCCATTCCGCATTGATACTGCAGGTCGTCCGTTCTGGCGGCAGACGCACAACTGGTTCACCGCTAACCGTCTGGCACAGACTTCCCTGCGCCAGCTTCTGTGGTACCTCCGGGGGCGTCAGCGCCCGATATGGGTGCCCGGGCAGACGCTGGACTTTTCCCCGACGTCCGCCATCAGCGGCAATGCTGTTGATGTTGTTGAGGCGGGCTTTACTGAACTGGGCATCCGCCCGGGTCGCCGCGATATCAGTATTCTTCTGGCTGATGGCACCCGGCATTATCGCCGCATCACCGCAGTAAGTCTGGTCAGCGGTGCGGAGCGTCTTGCACTTGACGGCGACGCCATTTCAGCAGGCCAGAACCAGATTGTGTCCATTTCCCTGATGACCCTGGCCCGCCAGGACGCCGACAGTGTGTCCTGGGAGCATGTGACCGACGCCGACGGCGTGGCCCGGGTCGCCACCACTTTTACCGGAGTACGTGATGAGCTGGAGTGAGTTTGAATATTCCGTCGCCGATGGCCAGCCGCTGACGCTGTATGAGTTCCGGCTGGGCGACAGCCTGTTCTGGCGTTACAGCAACGCCGACAAAGATATTGATTTTGCTGGTCAGGTCTGGGAGGCGCAGGCCATCAGCAACAGCGGCCTCAGTTCCGGCAGCGGTGACGGAATGGATATCACCGTCCCGGCCAGCAATGCGGTGGCGCTGTTGTTTCGTGCCACGCCGCCTTCGCGGGCCGTCAGGGTGCGGGTAATGCGCTGGCACGCAACGGATACCTCCGGCGAGTTTCGCGTCGTCTGGATCGGGGAGATCAGCAGCGTCAAACGTGAGCAGATTGAATCCTGCAAGCTGATCACCATCAGCCTGGCCAGCACGTTCTCCCGGGTCGGACTTCGTCTTACCTGGGGACGTCAGTGCCCGTATGCACTTTACGATCATAACTGCCGTGTTGACCCGCTCCGGTTTGCGATCGGTGGTGTGGTGGTCACCGCCCTCGATGGCTCCTCCATTACCGCGAACCTGCCTGCAGGTCTTGCCAGCGACTGGTTTTCCGGTGGTTACATTGAGTTTGACCGCAACGGCTATACCGAGCGGCGCGGCCTGCGTGAGCAGGACAGTAACACGCTGCATCTTTTTGGCGGCACAACCGGCCTGCAGGTCGGGCAGTCCGTCACGCTGTACCCGGGTTGCGATCGCACGATTGCGACTTGCGACAGCAAGTTTGCCAATCATCTGAACTACGGTGGACAGCCGCATATGCCCGGTAAGTCGCCGTACACCATCATCAAACTGTTTTAGGAGGTACCTGTGGATCCGTTTAGTTGGGCTGCGGTCGCAAAATTTGTGGCGGTGCTGGTTGCATCGTATGTCCTCAATACCGCGTTGGCCCCGAAAAGCAAAAACTCCACGCCGGAAGCGGCCACCGAGGATGACTGGAATATGCCCATGCCCGATGAGGGCACCCCACAGTGCGTCTTCTTTGGTGACTGCTGGACGGCTGACTGGTTCGTCCTCGGGTATGGCAATTATCGCTATCAGGCCATCAAAAAATAACGGAGGCGGTATGTGGATCACAATGGAGCATATTCGCGCCGGTGGCGGTTGTGCATGGGGGCTGCGGACATTTTTTGCCCGCTATAACCTCGACCTGCAGGCGTTCATCCGTGACGGCGGAATTGACTCAGAGCTGCTGGCCGGAACCGGCGACGCGCTGGCGATTCAGATCGTCGAACTGGCGCAACAGACTCAGAAAGAAGCGGGAGCATAAATGGGCGGTAAAGGTTCAAAAAAGGTCACCGTTGGCTATCGCTATTCCTGGGACGTACAGGCAGGGCTGGGGCGCGGTCCGGTTAACGAAATTGTGTCGATCATGGCAGATAAAAAGACGGTCTTTGCCGGTACGCCGGGGCAGATTTCCTCCAGCACCTCGGTGTACATCGACAAACCCGGCCTCTTCGGCGGCGACGATACCGGTGGTGAGGGAGGCATACAGGGTCAGCTCGATATCATGATGGGCGAACCGGATCAGGTTCCACCGGCATCGCTCCTGAAGTTGCTGACGGGACTGGTGCCGGGATTTCGTGGCGTGGTGACCACCTTCTTCAGTGGTCTGGTCAGTTGCTACAGCGCCAGCCCCAAACCGTGGTTATACCGCGTTCGCCGCACCACGAAAGGCTGGGACGGTGATGTCTGGTACCCGGAGAAAGCTACCATCATGCTTGAGAATACCGAGGGCCAGCTGGATGACGAGAGCGATCTGCTGCCGGACCAGATTGCCAATCTGCGGGCCATTCATGCCATGAACCCGGCGCACATCCTGGTGGAATGTGCCACTAATCGCGACTGGGGACGTCAGCTGACACTCGCCGATGACCTGAACCTCGACAGTTATCGCGCCGCTGCTGATACGTTGTATGAAGAAGGCTTTGGCCTGTGCTTCCGCTATAACCGTCAGGACGGGCTGGATACGTTCGTTCAGCAGGTTTTAGATCATGTCGGCGCGGTGCAGTATGCCGACCTCGAAACCGGCAAACTGACCCTGAAGCTGCTGCGCGGGGATTACAGTGTCGATGACCTGCCGCTCTTCACCTACGATAACGGCATTATTGCCGTTCAGGATGACGACAGCGCCAGCACCACGTCGAACCCGAATGAAATTGTCGTAACCTGGAATGACCCCGTCACAAATGCCGATGGTGAGGTCCGGGCGCAGAACCTCGGGGCGATACAGAATACCGGACTTAACAGCAGTTCGGTCGAGTACAAAGCGATCCCCACACATTCACTTGCCGCCCGCGTAGCCCAGCGAGACCTGGAGACGGCCCAGTCTGAACTGACCCGTCTGGTCATCCTGTTCGACCGGCGCGGCGGAATTCTGCGCCCGGGTGATGTTTTCCGCGTCCAGTTGCCCGACCGTAATATCGACACTATGGTGCTGCGCGTGGGAAAAATAGAGGAAGGTGATACCGGCGTCCTGACGCTGACTGTGGTTCAGGATGTTTTTGGCCTCCCATCCACCTCTTACAGCTCCGGACAACAGGACAGTGGCTGGACACCGCCGGATAAATCCGCCCGACCTGTCACCATCCAGCGGCTGATTGAGCTGCCTTATGCTGTTCTGGCCGGGACCGTCAGCGAGGCTGAGCTGAACTATCTGAAACCTGAATCCGGCTATCCTGGCGTGATGGCCATCGCACCAACCTCACTCAGCATCAACTATCTGCTGCAGACCCGCGCAGCGGGAGCAACGTTCGCCGACCGTGGCCAGGGTGACTGGACACCATCAGGAACGCTGACGGCTCCAGTCGGGCGACTCGATACCGTTCTGCATGTCAGCATGGCCATTTTCCCGACCGTTGGTGATGGTCTGATGATTAATGATGAAATCATGCGTGTGGACGCGGTCGATATTCCTGCTGGCACCCTCACGGTCGGGCGTGGTTGCATGGACTCCCTGCCGTCAGGGCACTTTTCAGGGGACCGCTGCTGGGCGTATCAGGATGCGCTGGACTCGGACGGGCTGGAATACCTGTCCGGTGAAACGATGGAGGCACGTTTGCTTACGCGGACCAGCACGGAGACGCTGGCAGCATCTGCCGCTCCGGTGGCCACACTGACCATGTCCGGGCGTCAGGCCAGACCGTATCTGCCGGGGAAAATCCGTATTAATGGCGTCCTGTACCCTGAAGCCGTGACCGCCGCCGATCCTTTTACGCTGGCATTCTCTCATCGTGATCGCCTGCTGCAGGCTGACCGCCTGATTGACTGTACAGAAAACAGCATCGGCCCCGAACCCGGTACAGAGTATGTTGTGAAACTTATTGCTCAGAGCACTGGTAGCGAGGTCTGGTCGCTGGCCACCAGTGACGCCAGCATTCCGATCCCCTACGTCACCGGCGGTGATGATGCTGCTGTGCATACCCTGACATTGCAGAGCAAACGCGATGGCCTGATGTCGCTTTATACCTTCCTGACGGAACTGCCAGCAGGTCGTTACCAGGCATTCCCGATCACCGTCATCCTGTCCCTGACCATCGTTGATGGTAACAACTGGGCTACAGCAACGCCGGAAGATACCGAAACCGGAGCGGTACCTGAACTGCACGCTATTGCCGATGCCGCCGGAGTTACAGCCTGGTATCCCCCCGACCTGGTGGCCAGCGGTCTTTCCATTCCTGCCGATGATATTGAATGGCCAGCCGGAACCTGGCCGACGTCGCCGTGGTCGTTCGGCACCCATCCTGTGCTGGCCATCGTGCAGTGGACGGAAATCAGCGGTCCACTGACCGTGCTGGCGCTGGAAGGTGATGCCTCTGCGCTGCGGCTGGATTCCGCAACCGGGTCAGCAGCAACTATCGAATGGGATGCCGGTATTTATCTCGCAGAAATGGATATCACTATTTTCACGACAGACGGTCCCGTTTTGAACGAGGGCATAATCTCCCTGAAACTGACTGAACGGAGTATCGGACCATGAGGGAAAACTATTATTATGGTCAGGGTAAGGTGTTCCTGGCTCCGAGAGATAATAAGCGTGCATTTCGTTGGGTCGGCGATGTTTCAACATTGAAAATAGCGTTTTCGTATGAGCAACAAATAACGAAAGCATCACGGGGTGGGCAGCTCTATCAGAATGAGAGAATCATTACCGGGGCCAGCGGCTCTGTCAGTTCAACCTGGCATAATTTCTCGGTTGAAAATCTGGCATTGCTATTAGGCGCTCAGCCAGTTGATGAGCCGTTTTCATTTAGTCAGCAGTATGCATTACCTAATGAGATCGTTAAAGGGGACATTATCGCGCTTCCTCATACCACAGTTTTTAACGTCAGTATTAACGGGCTGGATCGAGGTGCTGATTATATTGTCGACCGCCAGTTTGGCACGATTGAGTTTCTGGTAACCCCTGAAACCCCGGGTCTGATTGCTGGATACGATCATCTTTTTAACCAGTGGCTCCCGTTTTTCTCAGCGAATCCGCAGGAATTTTATTTGCGTTTTCAGGGGGTGAATCTGGCTGAGGATTCAGCGCCTGTGCTGCTTGAGCTGTACAGAGTCTCTGTTGATCCCCTGGCGACATTAGAAATGATTAGTAGCGGGACGGATATCGCAGGCATGGATATGACCTCGTTGATCCTCCCTGATTTTAATCAGCAGACAGGAACGGCTTTCAGCTATTTTGGGCGGATGCAGGTTATTGCTCCGCAGTCCCCGCAACCACCGCAAATCGCCCTGACATATGACGGTCGGGCAAATTATGACGGGCAATATCAATACCGAGGTAAGTAGTATGTCAAATCTACAGGAAACTCCTGTCTGGGTGGATGGGATTTATCAACTCACTGAAGAGACTCCCGTACTCGGTAAGCAGGAACACGTTCCGGGAGATGGCCCGGCAAATACTCAGGCTCAGCAACTCGCTAACCGCACGCGGTATTTAAAAGCAATGATGGAATCTATTGCTGACGGAAAGGAGCATACGTTTTATAAAACAGCATCAGATCCTGATGGCACTATCGCAGGGATTCAGGGTACTGATAGGGGTAAGGTCTTCAGAGTGGCACAAGGAGGTGCGGAAGTTCTGGCATTTAATTATTACCTGAATGACTCAGGTACGGCTAAATTAATCGCAGTATTAATAGGGCAAGGTTCTGTTACTAACAGTGTTCGTTTTTTTGAATCATCTGAAATTGCAGAAAAAGATTTATCTGCCGGTAATATTCTGAATGGTGCCAGATGCTGGATAACAAATGCAGGAGATACATCGGTTGCTGAAGAGTATCTTAATGAGTCCGGGGAACTAATCACTACAGGAAGAAAAATACTCTCTATAAATGCCCTGGAAGCTATAAATGTAAAACTGAAAAACTCTTCGGATATAGTAAACTCGCTCACGCAAATGACCCTGAGCGAGTCTCTGAAGCTTTCAGCATCGGGAACATGGACGCTGTCAGATATTGCCCTGGGCATACTTCGCTCCGTTACACTTCCTTCAGGTGGTAATTCTTCCGCAAGTCTTTCACTAACGGCTGCGGGCAATCCAGTTTTCAGCAGAGATTTTTTCCCTGGAGAGACGCTTACTGACGGTGACCTGACCACGCATTACAAGGCCCTTTTCCTCCGCGAAATGACCGTATCAAATGTCATTGTGGAAACGAATGTTCTCCGCGCAGCATTTTTCCCGGTCCTCGCTGATGGTATTGTTGCGACATCACAGTACACCGCGTTCGATCCGGAAAATGACTTTGTTTCCATTCGGGCTGATCAGGGCTCAACGACAACGTTACGTGCCGTGGTTCTGCATTCTTCCGGTACCTATCTTCAGGTCACTATTCCGCGTTCAGAACTGAGCGCTGCCGGATATCCGGCAACCCCTGCAGGCGTCCAGGCTTATCTGCAGGCGATGTGGCCAGAGAAGGTTTTTTATTATGCGTCAACCACCACGCAGACAATTCAGACAGAATCTGTCTTCCCCATTCCCGCCGGGGCACTGACAGCAGATGCCAGTACAGGACTTGTTTTTGCTTTTTCTGTTATGAATACGGGGGAAATAAGTGCGGTTCCTGAAGCCCTGCACAATAACGCTGTTTCAGCCGCTGTGGCGAGGGAGCTGGCGCTGGACGGACGCTATTCACGCCTGGTCTATAACGGTCCGCTCCTCGGTGTTCCGGGATATTCGGCTAAAAACCGCCTTGTCGTTATTGATACCATTCAGTCAACCAGTGCGGATGATAACCAGTATGCTCCGCGCATGGTGGATCTCGCTTTCAGCGTTAACAGCCAGCGCGTTGGCAGGCGCATTGTGCCTGCCAATCAGTCACTGCTGCAGAATGGCCTCCTTCAGGGATTCAGCGAAGCGCACCGTCTGAGCGAGTTGAAAGGCGTGGAGATACGTTACACCGATGGTGTATCGGTCACCTCCACGTCGTGGTTTCCGGACGCGGTGATGGTTATCGCGAAATTTATCAGAAAGGATGGCACGGTATGGGCGCTGACAAATACCGGCGTGCCCGGCTGTGTCGATCTGGCGGGCCATTTCAGCTATGTCACCGGGAATGAATCAGCGCTGTTACGGACAGATATTGTCACATCGCTTGGTGGGTATAAGGGAAACGGGTGCCTGCAGTTTTCGGTTCCGGTTGCTCTGCTGAATGCAGCCGGGGTGTCTCTTTTTAATCCGTCAGCGATTTTCAATTACCTTTACGGACTGTCTCGCAATTCGGTGTTCACCTACAGAACGGCCTCATGGCAGATCACCCGTGACCTGCAGGATATTATGGCTCTGAGGGTCCCTGCTGGTGCGCTCACTATTGATCATCTGAACTCATCGGGTGACCGGAATGGCATTATTCTCAGAGTTTATGAAGAGGATGCGGTGACGGGGGCAGATGTCGGCGACTATATCCGTGTAACCGGCGATGTTAAAAATGCCACGACACAGGACTACCTCAACTACCCCGTAGAACTCAAAGTCCGGTTCCCTGCGGGGAAAGTACCGTCTCAGGAATGTCTGGTTCTGACGGATGAAAACGGGCTGGAGTACGATTGCCAGTTCTCGGGCACGGAGCATCCCAACCCGCGTCAGCGCTCACAGCCAGGATTTCATCCTGATGGCTCACTGGCAGCAGGCTCTGTCTTTGCGCTGGCCTCTGTTCCGGCGGGAGCAACCCGATTCTTTGAGCTGAAAGCTTACGCCACGGCCAGAAAATCTTATCCTGAAAGCCCTTTGCTGGCGGTGCCCTCGGCGCCCCTGCGTACCGTGACGCTCGACGGCTATACCCTGACGTTCACCAATACCGGGGTGGTCGCTGCCGGGGCGTGGGCGCTGGCCTCGATCACTGATCCTAACGGGACCGTTCACAATATCACCCTTAACGCCTATCTGAGTGGCTCAACATGGGCTTCCGGCGCTTACCAGGAGGCAGGTTTTCAGGGGGCTTCATCCATTCGACTGATCAATACTGGGCCAGTATTTGTCGAGATTGAGGTGGTTTCCTGGAACCTGCCCATTGATAACGTGCCCTCTCAGGCTATTCGTGCGGTGATGCG